CTCACAGCCGACCATCCTGCAGACGAGGCTGGTCGACCGCAGTATCCGCCACCGACGGACGAGACGGTCGGGAAGGTTCCGAAGGCCGGCTGGCTCGACAACGTCCAGGGCGTCGCCTACGAGGCATCGACCCATGACGAGAACGTCGCGAAGGGCGTTCAGGCCGGGAGCTACGAGGTCTCGGTCCACCCGCAGTTCGTCCTCGGTGAGAAAGACCCAGAGACGGGCGCATACATCGCGGAGAAGATCAAGTTCCGAGACCTGTCGGTCGTCTCGAAGGGCGACAGTCCCTCGAACACCGTCGAATGGGGCCCGAGCCAAGCTCTTGCATCGTTCACGCGGTCGACCGATATCGGAGACGAGCTGACCGCAGCGGAGGACGCCGACGATGGCGGTATCCGTGAACTGGTCGAGCGCCTCGCCGAGCGTGCTGGCATCATCGACTCGAATGACTTCCGCGGCGGCGTCCACCTGCCCGACCAGACCACCGATGGAGAGGCCGTCGACCTGGAGGACGCCGGCTTCGAGGACGCACCGTGGATGGTGACGCTCCACGGACCCGGCGACGAGTACCCCGACGTTGGCGAAGGGCTCGGCCCAGAACTCGGCTCGAGCGAGCCATACGACGCTGGCGACTACGAGGCCAGCGTCTCGATCGAGCTTGACGAGTCGCTCGAGGAGGACCAGACGCTGTTCGCACTGCTTCGATACCACGCGGACGGCGAGGTCTCCGACGCGATCCCGACCAGCGACGGCGGGTTCTATCTTGACTCTGCGTTCGTCGGCGTCGCGCCTGACGGCGTGATGGACGGCGAGGATGCGGAGGCGACTGCATCGGCCGGCAACGAAGGGGCGGAATCCTCTGTGGACCCTGACACATCTACTATGGACGAAAACACTCGACAGCAGTACATCTCGTTCCTGACCGCGAACGCGGGCTTCGACGAGGAGTCTGTTAGCGCGATGGACGATGGCGCACTGAAGCAGACGCACGAACTCGCCGCCGAAGATGGCGGCAGCACCGATGACGACCCTACCGACGACCCCGCTGACGGCGCCACCGGCGACCGGGCGATCAGCGAGATGACGGTCGGCGAGCTCGGAGACGCGCTCCGAGATCAGGGCTTCGTTACCGAGGATGAGGCCGGCGACCTCGTCGCGGAGGCGCAGGATCGCCAGTCGAAGGCGGAGAAGGTCGAGGAGATCGTCGCGAAGAGCGACGACTACGAAGAGGACGACCGCGAGAGCCTCATGGCCTCGGCGGACACCCTCGTCGACCGTGAACACAAGCGCATCCGCGGCGAACTCGCGGCGGGCATTCCGGGCAACGCTGGCCAGGCTGCGACGCTGACCGCCGGCGCTGGCGGCAACAGTGGCGCCGTCGACGAGTACGGCACTGGCGTCAAGGAGGACTGATCTAACACATGATCGCAAGCGAACAGAGCGTCATCGCACAGCTCCACAACGAGAACAGCTACCAGGAAGGAGAAGCCGACGCAGCCCTCGACGTCGGTACGGGCAGTGTCGTCTACAAGGACGCCGACGGCAACTGGCACGTCCGACAGGCCACTGCCGACGAGGACACCAAGCGAGTCGTTCGCGAACAGCGCAACCCGCCCCGCGGTGGCATGACTGTCTCGGACACCGGCACGTCGGCGCTCGAGAAGAGCTACGCTGCCGGCGACAACACCGAGACGGTCGGTTTCAACCGATACGACCGTGCCCGGCTTCGGCTGTCTTCGAACGCCACTGCGGATCCGACCGACGCCGAAGTCGGCTGGGATGCTGACGGACTGATCACGGACGACATCGACGGCGCCGGAACGGATCCGTCGAACCCGATCGGCCGCGGCATCGAAGTGATCACGCGAACGGACGAGGACGACCTGCTGGTCGTGGAGTTCTACTAAAATGAGTTCAAGAGTCTCGGCCCCCGAAACTGCGGGGCCCAAAGAGTTCGAGAGTAGCATCCCCCTGACTGCACAGGCGGCACTGTACAACCCCATCCCCAACGTTCGGGAACAGGCACTCGCACAGCTGCGTGCCGACTCGGCGTTCGACCCGGACATGTGGGACAAGCTGGACGAGGCCACCGGCATCAAGTCGACTGGCGGCCAGCAGAACGCGATCGAGCAGCTGACGGCGGACTCGACACTCGTCGTGGACTCGTGGGAGCAGATCTCCGACATGGTCCTCGATGACCAGTTCGTCGAGAGCACGATCGTCGATCAGCTGATCGGCGCTGGCTTCGGCGTCTCGAGCTCGCTCTCGCGGTACGCCTACTTCAACCCGATGAGCAACACTCGGCTCGAGGCCGAGACCGGGATGAACATGCGCACCCAGAGCGAGCAGGCGATGCCAGGCTTCGGTCTGGACGGTGTCCCGCTCCCGCTGCATCAGGTCGAGTACCAGATCGACGCCCGAGAGTACCAGAACGCACGAGCGTTCGGTGAGGACTTCGATGACTCCGTCGGCACCGAAGCCCGGCGCGCTCTCAACCGCTCGGAGCACGACATGCTCTGGAGCGGCTGGGGCGGCGACATCCAGACCGAGCGCGGTCTCGTCAGTGTGGCGGGTCTCGACCAGGACGTCGAACAGATCCTGCAGGCCTCTGGATCGTCCGGCTGGGTCAACGATCCGAACAACATCCTCGCCGACGTCAAGGAACTCCACGATACGGTCGAGAACCAGACCGACGTCGTCGACGAAGACGATGTCCCGCTGGTCTCCGACATCGGTGGCTGGCTCCTCGTCCCCCGTGCGATGTGGGGCGAAGTCGACCGCGAGGACTACGAAACCTCCGCGACGGACGAGCCGCTCATGGAGCGCCTCGAGCGGAAGTACCCGTACCTCAACATCGTCCCGGCGCCGCGCCTGGACTCGGACAGCGCGATCCTGCTGCTGAACGACTCGCGGTACTTCCAGATCGTGAACGCACAGGGCGTCACGAACACGACCTGGGAGTCCGACGGCGGTGCAGCGCTCAACGCTCGCCTCCTCTCCTCGCGGACGCCGTTCGTCCGCCAGCAGCCTGACGGCATCAACGGCATCGCCCGGATCACCGGCATCGACGCCTAAGCTGATCCGCCATGCCTGATACTACAGTCACCGTTCGCGTCACTCGTGGCGAGTTCCGGTATGATCGCGAACACTACGAGCGAGGCGACGAGCTCGAGGTCCACGAGGGGGCGCTCGAAAAGCACCCGCGGACGCTCGAGCGGGTCGAAGAGGACGAGGGCGTCCAAGAAGCTGAGGCCGCTGACGAGGATGACGCGGAGCAAGCCGACGTCGATGAAGAGGTTGCATCGGTCGACGAACTCGACCCACACCCGGCGGACCTCAAGGTTCCGGAACTGAAAGATCGCCTCGAGGATGTCGACAGCGTGGAGCTCCTGGAGGCGATCCGTGAGGCCGAAGTCGAGAGCGAGGACCGCACGACTGCGAAAGACGCGATCGACGCTCGGCTGAAAGAACTGGAGGGCTAACTCATGCCAACGGCCGACGCATCAGATGTCCGCATCGAGATCAACACGTATCTCGACGACGCGACTATCGAAGGGGCAGACGATGATCCGGACGACGACGGGATCCTCGGTCGCATCGAGCGCGATATCGAGCGCGAAGAAGAGATGCCGGAAATGGAGACGGCCGACCGACGGGATCTCGAGGCGGTGCTCGCGGCACACCACATCGCGACGACGCACGATCGCGCCGAGAGCCAGTCACAGACTGGGCGAACGTCGGTCACGTACGAGGAGTCGCTCATCGACGAACTGAAGGCTCGCGCTAGGCGACTCGGTGCGACCGACGAACTGCTGGGGATCGGCGGTGCCAAGCCCACGGCTTCGATCTCCGTGCCGAGCACCAAAGGGACGAAACGATGAGCGGCTGGGGCGTGTCGCTTGCTGGGTTCGACGCTGCGACCGACATGTTCGATCAGATCACGACCGACTTCGACGGCGATGCCACCTACATCGCGGGGCCGACGGTAGATTATGCTATTCACCACGAGTACGGGACCTCTAAAATGGAAGCCCGACCGTTCGCTCGCCCAGCTGCTGGATACGTCCGGGTGAATCTCGAGTCAGAGGTCAAACGGATCTCGACCTCCCAAGGCATCCCGCTGAGCAACGAGGAGAACATCATCCGCTGTG